GCAACAAATGTCAAGTTTTCATTGACAAATACTAATTCACTTGTGATGAGTGATAGACAAATAGCAACTAAATACCCGCCAATGTTTGCGACTTGGGGTATTGCTGCGGGTAATGTTGTTATTCCGGTACGTGAAGAAGATTACGGTTTATTATATGTACCAGTGGGTGATGATTACCTGAGTAACAATTTAGGCACAAAGGTTACAATTATATTATACAAAGGTGTAGCGGGTCCACCATCAATAGATGACATTACTTTTACCGCTAACAGTGTACAAGGATTGCCTGTATTTCCTGCTAACTTAAATGATCGTGTTGGATTTGGAGCAAAGCCCTCAGCATGGCCATTATGGACACATTACATTGTACAAGTATTAGACGGTTCATTTACACAAACCTCAGTACAATATGTATTTTGGAATGAATGCCTATACGGTAACTGCGAATGTAACTGGCCAAACGTTCGACTTGCGTGGGTAGGTGCTCGCGGCGGTTATGAATACTTCAATTTCAAAAAGAAATCAGAATACACCACTGAAGTTGACCGCAAACTTTACAAGCGTCCATTGTTCAATAGTTCAGCTAGTATCTTCTACGCAAACGACCGTGGACTAAACCAGCGCACTAACTTAGCGCAGCGAGTTTTGACCGTTACAAGTGACTACATTTCTCAACAAGATTTTGTGTACTTGCGTGGTTTGCTTGTAAGCAATCAGGTTCACCTCTTGAATGATGACGGCTCGTATGTAGCTGTGAACATCGATGACACATCCTACGTTGAAAAAACAAGCTACGATGGAAAGCTATACAATGTGACGCTTAAAGTAAGAATGGCAAACGAATACTGGACATAACATGAACGGCGAAGTAAGTTTAATAGTAAGGGCAAGCACACCCGGCAATGCCATAATAGATAGTGGATTTATTACAAGTGGAGCTAGTCCTAGTAGTACAGCACTGATTATACCCGATACTTTTCAACCTGTTATTGATTTAATAGGATGTGACCTCACAATAGTAAACGGAACTAATGGATGCACAAGCACTGTTACCATTACAAACGCATTACCTTTTGTTGGTAGTCAAACGCAACTTTTTTATACAGGATTGACTTGTACTTATTCAAATACGCTTAACCTGCATTCTTATACCATTACAACCCCTGCTGCTGGCACTAGCGTTGAATACTACCTAGACCTTTTTGAAAACGAAAGCATCAGCCAAAATTGGCGTTATACAGACCTTAACAACTTCACGTCACTTGGTGCATTCAGCCGCGAGTTTCGAGTACCTCATACAGACCGCAATCAAATTGCACTCGGTGCGCTGTTCGATGTGAACTATGTAGGTGGTATGAACAACTACTTTCACTACAAACTACCTGCTGAGATTCGCGTGGATACGCTGCCCATCGCTAAAGGTTACGTGCGTGTGCGCAAGGTGTACCAACAGCAGGGCAAAATCAATGAGATTGAATTAGCATTTTATGCAGAAACGCCTGACCTGTTCAAGACAATCGGCGAAAAGAAACTTGCAGACCTTACTGACCTGCCCAATCTTAACGAGGTAGTCGAGTATGACAATGTCACAATTACAACACCCGAACGCGTTTGGTCGTTGATTGATCGCGGGCAACTATGGAGCGAAGAAGGTCAACCCGGCACGCGAAGAATTAGCGATGCAACAACGCCACTATATGCGGTTGACTTGACACCTGCCGTAGCATGGAGTTATCTGCTTGAACAAATTATAACAGATGCAGGCTTTGAACTTGAAGCTTCATCATTGCTGACTATACTTGATGGCTATTACATGCCGTGGATTAACAAAAGTTTTTTAGATACTGATGACCTCGGCCCGCAATACGCATACCGTTCGTATAACGGCTCAACAATCACAATGCCTGCAACGGCTAGTGGTGCAATTAGTGCATATCAATACTACGCACCTGTATCGGAAGCATTTGACAACAACAACAACTTTAACCCAACAACGGGAGTATATACTGCGCCTGGTGGAGGCTTGTACACATTCCATCTGACGTTATCCGTACAAAGCACTGGATATGGTGGACTAGGTTCACGAACACGTTTTCAGATATATAAAATCATAAATGGTGGTACTCCTGAGTTCATTGATTCTTATGATTACACAGCTGCACTAACTATCGATTTTGACTATGGAATGAACTTGCTTGCAGGTGATACGGTGGAGTTTGCATTTAGATATGATGTAAGGTCAAACAACGGAGTTAATTCAGGTACGGCTACGGTTAATATTTTAGCAGGAACGGGTGATTTGGGTAGCTCGTTGATTGAATTGCGCGGGACAAGATTCAACTATGGATCAACATTCATTTACAACTTGAACGCACCTGACATGCGTCAAATTGATTTCTTGAATGATGTGATTAAGATGCACAACTGTGCTATTGTTCCTGACCGCACCAATCCAAACAAGATAAGTATTGTGCCATACAATAGCTATATCGGCAGCGGCAATCAATTAGACTGGAATGCAAAGCTTGACATCAGCAAAGACATCACCATCTATTCTACAACCGAACTACAAAAAAACAAAACCACATTCACTTACACGGCGGGTGAAGATTATCTAAGTAAGCTATACAAGGACAATAACCGAGTATACGGTCAATATAAGGCCGAAGGTTACACTGTTAATCCTGATGTTGCTCCTAGTTCATTTGTGACGGGAGATAACACCGTACAACTTATCACACGCAGCACACCATGTGGCAACATACCCGGCACTAACATACCTATTCCGCAATTCATCAACACGCAAAACGAGTTTATACTACCAGGGCCGCGGGCTTTATTTTATGCTTCGCCTTATGTTATAGAAGTTTTTGATGATAGCGCAGGTGTAGAAGCATCGGTGTCGACATCGATTACAATGCTCAACAATTATAGTCAAGTCACAGCTACTATAACCGACTTTGACTTAAACTTTGCCCCTGAGATTCCACCGTTTCTTATCAACGCCAACCCGTACAACAACCTGTTTAACTTGTATTGGCGTAATGCGATGAATGAATTGTACTCGCCAAATGCGCGAATCATGGAGGCATACTTTGCGCTGGACTTAACTGACATTCTTACGTTTCAATTTAGCGATGTTGTGTACGTCAATAACGCACAGTGGCGCATTCTTGAAATTAGTGATTACAAGGTAGGCCAATTTGAATCAACCAAAGTCAAATTAATTAAATACATTGACAGCGAAGCGGACTGCACAGGCACACCCGATTCACTTAACTTCAATGGCACTGTAAACTTTATTGATGCGGCAGGTAACCCTGTTGCAGCAACACAAAGTTGTTGTGTGCGCTATGGCTACGAATGGAGTGAGAGCGATGGAGAATGCTATGCGTTCAATCTCCAAAGTGATAGACCAACTAGCGGCATCACTGGAACGAGCACTAACCAAATACCACGCAATGTATTCACTGTAGATAATAATGGTAATACACGCAGCGTTCAGCAAGGTGTTGTATTGTCAATTGCAGAAGGTAACAACAATATGCTTGCGGTAGGTGATACGCTTAAGTTGACCGAATCAGTACGCGGTAACGCCATGTTTGGTAAGAACACGCTAACTACTTTCCCCGGGATGCACTTGGGCGGTGGATGGAAAAACGATGACCGCACGCAACCTGAAGGCTCAACACAGCATGGTATAATTATGCACGGCGATGAAATCACAATTACGTTATCGGGTCAACTTATTACGCCACCAATTGAAAACATCGCAAACAACTTTCTTGTAATTCCTGATGAAAGCTATTGGGTAGCGTTACTGCACATTACAATAGTTGAACTCTCAACAGGTCAAAACTACACGGGTCTATTTCATGCTACCTTATGGAAAACAACAGGAGTAAGTGTTGCCACAAGTCCGTTGTTGATTAGCGAAGAAAATCTATTTGGTGGTGGTATGACGTTTGTACCAACCATTGATACGGCAGCAGACCCTACACAGCATCGATTTGATATTACAGTCAGCGGGGGTACATATCCACGCACATTTAAAACAACACTAGCACTACAATATACAGCAGTACGATGAGCACACAAATCAAGCACAGCATTGACTACATCAAGGCAGGAATTGCCCCGCACAAGAAACACAACAAAGCATTGAAACCATGGCAACGTAGGCTATGGAACATCACGCTTTGGACGTGGCGTCTATTCCTACTATCACTCATTGTAATCGCGATATATAACCTATTTTAAACATGGCAGATACTATTGTAAAATCGTTTGTAATTGACACCTCAAAAGCGGAGCAGAACCTGCGCAGTCTTGATGCTGCTAGTGCTGCCACGCAGGCCTCGCTAGACCTGTTGTACAATCAACTTGTGCAACTCGACCAACAGTTAAACGGACTTGACCCAAGCAGTGAAGCATTTGCAAATGTCAACACGCAGATTCAAGCACTAGAGACAACAATCTCAAACCTTGAAACTGGAGGCATTCAAAACATCGGCAATGCAATAGATGACATTGATACGGCAAAAGTCAAAGATGTAGGCGATGCGATTCAAAGCATTGATACGGGTGATGCGGCGCGTAACATCGAGAATGTAGGTGATGCCATTGAAAAGGTTGTTGCTCCCGTAGATCAGTTGTCAAGTGCTACTGGACAACTCAACTCAGAGTTAAAAGATACTAAGGTTGATACTAGCAATCTTGACACGGCGGCAAGTGAGTACAAGGATTTAGCAGTAACGCAGGAAGAAGTTGTAACATCCAGCAAATCACTCAAGGCGCAGCTGCGAGAGTTGCAAGTTCAACTTGCAAATACAGAGCCTGATTCGCAAGCGTATGTTGAATTAGCAACACGTGCATCTGAATTAAAGGACAAAATAAGTGATGCAGCAGAGGCAGTAGGTACACAGGCCGGTAGTGCGTTTGAACGTGTAGGTAATTCGCTTGGACTGGTAACGGGCAGGCTTGCGAATCTTGACTTTGCTGGTGCAGCTGAAGGAGCAAAGTTATTTGCTACAAACATCACAAGCATAAAGTTTGGTGACATTACCAACGGAATCAAATCGCTAGGTACTACACTTGTTTCAGTGGGTAAGGCGTTACTGACCAACCCGATATTCTTAATCGGTGCTGCGCTTGCCATTGCCATTGATTATACTTCCCAATTTATTGCAGGTCTAGATGGCATTAGTGAAGTAGATCAAAAGAATCTTGAGATACAAAAAGAAAAGGCAGCACTAGCAAAGCAGCAATTAGATGCAATTAGTCAACAAGAAGAAACATTAAAGCGTCAAGGATTAAGCGAAAAGCAAATAAGTGACCTTAAGTTAAAAGCACTCGATACTGCCATACTTGAACAGCAGGTAGTCATAGAGACAACAAAGACACAAGCAGCCGCACAGATAGCAGCAGCAGAAAGAAACTTCAACTACCTAAAAGGTTTCCTTGACTTTGTTACGCTTCCACAGAAGAAACTTACTGAGTTCTTTTTTAACTTCTACAACGGTGCGGTTGACTTACTGAATAAACTTGGACTTGGAATTGAGAAGGTTGATGTAGGTAAGATTGTAGCAGGTTTTGATGATGTCACTACTTTCTTGACAAAGAAAATATTTGACCCGGAAGAAACACGAAAGGAAGGTGAAAAGGTAATTCAAGAAAGTGAGGCAACACTGCGTCAATTGACCAACCAACGTGATGGTATTCTTAATGCGCAATCAGCAAAAGAAAAGGCAGCAGCACAAAAGGCAGCGGATAATAAATTAAAGGCTGAGCAAGAGGTAAGTGATTTACTTGAAAAATTATATCAAGAAAATTTAAAAGAGTTTGAAGATGCGGAAAAGGCAAAGACCGAAGCAGCATTAAAGGAAGCGCAAAAAAGACAGGCAGCAGCGCAAGCATATTATGATGCAATTGCACAATTGCAGGATGAAGAGTTTGTAGCTGGTTTGACAACACAAGAAAAAGAAGAACTTGCCATTAGTCAAAAGTATGAAAAGCTTATTGCACTTGCAGAAGCAGCAGGATTAGACACGACTGAAATAACAAAGAAATGGCAAGACGAATTAAATGCGGTGGTCGCGGCTGGAACTGCAACAGATGTTGCAACAACTGAACAGAGTGAAGCAGAAAAAGTTGCTATACGTCAAGAAAGTTTTGCCAAAGGACTTCAATTAGCACAAAGTGCTATTAGCGTATTGCAAGCATTCAGTGATGCGTCAACAAAGAATAGCGAACGTGATGCAAGAAAGAAATTTCGCACTGACAAAGCATTAGCCATTGGTGCTGCAACAGTTCAAACTGCATCGGCTGTGACAGGCGCATTAACGGCAGGTGGTAACCCAATCAAACTTGCCACTGGTCAGCAGTTCTTTGAAGCAGCTATCGCGGGCGCATTAGGTCTTGCCCAAATTGTCAAGATTAAAAACTCGCAGTTTGGTAGCACGGGAGGTAATGACAGCAGCACACCCCCACCATCAGTAGGAGGTGGCGGCGGCGGCGGTAACGAATCACAACCTGCACAGTTCAACCCACTTACTTCACAGTTCATACAAAACCAACCTGAACAAATAACGCCGCGTGCATTCGTCCTTGCGGGTGATGTATCATCACAGCAGGAGGTGCGCGAAAAGGTACAGGACTTAGCACGACTTGGATAATTAAAACTAACTTTGTAAAATGGAAAAAAGAAAAGTAGTCAAATGCGTAATCGACGAAGAAGGTCGTTTAGGCATAACAGCGATGGGCTTAGTTGATAGCCCCGCAATAGAAGAGAACTGGATTGCACTTTCTAAGATGCAGTTAAGCGCATTGAATGAGGAACGCCGTATGCTATACGGTGCTGCGCTTATTCCGGATAAGGAGATATTGCGCTATGATGAAAAGGGTGAGCCCTACTACGTGTACTTTGAAAAGGCCACAGTGAGTGCTATTGCGCATCAGTTCTTCAAAAAGAATCTGCAACACACAACCAACTTACAACATGAGATTCCAGTAACGGGCGTGACCGTTGTTGAATCATGGATTAAGGAAGGCAAGATGGATAAATCAATGCAGCTCGGATTGTCTGAACTTCCCGACGGCACATGGTTCATCGGTACGCATGTGGATGATGACGGCGTGTGGCAAGATGTAAAAGAGGGCAAGGTAAAAGGTTACAGCATTGAAGGATTCTTTAACGAGGTGGGCGTGGCAATGAGTGGCGTGAAGAACTACGAGGCTGAACTTCTTCTTGAGTTAGATCACTTGCTTAGTAAAGTAAATCCATCCAAATGAAAATAAACGCGGTTAAGTTCAAGGACAAAAAGTCCTTTGACAAAAACAAAACAAAGAAAAATGTTAAGGCATCGTTTGATGCTTTCGGCATTGTGGTCTTTGAAGATGAAAAGCCTGTTACACCTGATGCATCCAAAGTGTGTCAAGTGAATGAAGTGGACAGGTCACTAGACCAAATCGCATCGGGTCTTGCTATTGTTATCTGCAGTGACCTCAAAATAGGAATTGAGTTATTGACGCTTAGACAAGTCAACATCGTTGAGACATTTGAATCAACCAAAACATTATTTGTTGAAGTGCCTGCTTTTGAAAAATTCAATGACTTCTATGAATCGCTGATGCGTTACGCATGTTTTATCAGTATTGAGCCTGACTACATCCAGCCATTCGAGGCTAATGCAGAAATGACTATCGCACAGCAGTGGCATTTGAATTTATTCAAGGCACAAGACGTTTGGTCACTTATCCCGGCTGATGCATACGGTGAAGTTGCAGTGCTTGACATCGCGTGTGATGTAGACCATGAAGATTTGCAGGGCACTATCAGTGACAAGTCATGGAACTGCGTGTATGACACTGCCGATGTGCGTCCGATTAGTGAGAATGAAAAGCATGGCACACCATGTAGCGGAATCATTTGCGCAAAGACTGGCAATGACACGGGCGTGAGTTCAATCGGTAACAACAAACTCAAAGTGCAATTTTTGCACATAGGTATGAACTCAAACACGGGCGGTGGTTTCTTTACATCGGATACAATCGTGACGCGTGCTGTGAACAAGGCTATTGCTAATCCTGCGTGTAGTGCAATTAGCATGAGTTGGGGCGGTGGTAACACATACCCAATGTTTGCTAATGCATTGACACTGGCAAAGAATACAGGCCGAAACGGAAAAGGCATTTGTGTATTTGCATCTAGCGGCAATCAATACGCGGCAAGCGTAAACATTAACCCAGCATCGCTATCAATGGTGCATGCCGTTGGCGCATCGGCACAAAACAACACACGCGCTGGATTTTCAAACTATGGAACAAAACTTTTTGCAGCGGCTCCGGGTGTATCTCTACCAACTACTGACCGTAGCGGAGCGTCAGGGTACAACACTACGTCGAATTATACTAACTTCAGTGGAACATCTGCCGCCTGTCCTGCTATGGCTGGCTGTGCTGCTGCTATTGTACTTGCTAATCCTGAATTAACTGAAAAGCAAGTGACGGATATCATCGCATCTACTGCAATTAAGAGCGGCGGTTATGTTTACGATGCATCGGGCAAATCGCTTGAACTTGGATATGGTGTTGTTGATTTGTATGCGGCAGTAATCGCTGCAAAAGGTAGCACGGGTGAACCAACTCCACCACCTGCTGAAACAGTCAACCTGTTTGGCACTATTGCCTCGCCTGCGTCAACGCTTCAAGGCTCGCAAGTAACACTAACTTACACCGTGCAGCTTGACAAAGTGCGCACAGTGGACACAACTACAAACATTGCTGCCGAGTTCGTCCGTCCTGATGGATCTAAGTCTACTTTTTACACGGGTAATGTGACCATCGCAAAGGGACAAACCACATTCACAAGCTCATTAGTTTACAACATTCCAAACAATGTCACGGGCGTAGGTAAATTCAACCTATACATTGACGTGCAAGGTGATGTTTTAGAAAGCAATGAGGGCGATAACAGCGCAACCACTGCAATCAATATCACTGCACCAATACCTGTGGGCAATTTAGATTTAGAAGTTGTTTGCACAGGTTACACATGGCTCGCACCTGACCGTGTGCGCATGGGTATACGCATCACAAACCGTGGTGCTGCTACCGTGACTAGCTATAAGTTGAAATGGGAGTTCGCGGGACGCACTGGAACATGGGATGTTGCACGCACATTGAACACTGGACAAAGTGCATCGACTGGCAATGTGATGTACCCATCAGCGGGCACTACATATCCTCAAACATTCAAGGTATCTGTGGTAAGTGTGAACGGTCAGCCGGATAATAATCCTACAAATGATGTTGGCACTTGCGTAGTAAACGCAATGTGATTATATTCGCCACCTCTCGAAAGAGTTTTGGTTTAGCAGTAAAGTATTTAGGGTTTAAGCGTAAAAAAGGGAAGCAAACGTGCCTCCCTTTTTTCGTTGTGTTTACCCAAAGACACAGAGCCGTACATATTCGGCAATGGTTGTGCCTGTCTGCTTAGCTGCTTTTGTGACTGCCTTCATTTCTTTCTCAGTCAATCGTGCGCTCACTCTTTGTGTGCGTGGTTGTGGTTCTTGTGCTTTCATTGGTTTGAATTTATACGGCTAATGTAGCCACAATTCCCCATGCAACAAAACGGCTGTTTTGCTACAATACCAAAATACCAAAAAATGTCAGATATCAAAAACCAAATCAAAGCTGTATTTGCGAAATACAACATTGAACCATCTGCACTAGGTATCAAGTTTGAAGATGAATCAACTGATGCAGCAGCAGAGCCTGCAACAGAAGTGAAGTTTGCCGTAGAAGGCACGCTCGCCGATGGTACTAAAATCTACTCAACTGCGGATGAGTGGACAATAGGCGTTGACATCTACACGCAAGATGCCGAAGGCAATCCAGTACCAGTTCCTGCGGGTGAATACCTCCTTGAGGATGGCGTGACCAAAGTCTACGTTACACAAGACGGTATCATCTCTGAAATTGAGCGCGAAGAACAATCAACTGAGATGAGCAGCGAGGACCTCGTAGCCGTAATCGGTCAATTGTCCGAGCGCATCGCAGCACTTGAGACTGAAAAGACTGAACTCGCTGCGGCGGTTGAGACTGCTAACAACGAAGTGAAATCAGTTAAGGCTGAACTCGCATCGGTTAAGAAAGCCCCTGCCGTTCCTAGCGTCAAGTCACAAGAATTCAAAAAGTCGAATGCAGTTGTAGCATCAAATGGTAATTCGTTTGCTGACTTCATGGAAAACATTCGCGCAAAACAAAGTAAATAATTCACCTCATAATTCTATTTAAAAATGCCAACAACAACTTCACTCACCACCACCTATGCAGGTGAATTAGCTGGTGAAATCGTAGCAAAGGCCTTGTTGTCAAACGTATCTGCACAGTACGTGACAATGAAGCCTAACGTACCCTACAAATCAGTAGTACGTAAAATTGATGACACTGTAACTTTCGCTGCAGGAACTTGTGATTTCACGCCAACCGGCACGATCACTTTGACCGAGCGAATTTTGACCTTGGAGGAATTCCAAGTTCAGCGCCAAATCTGTAAGAAGGATTTCTTCATTGACTGGACTACTGCCGATGTAATGTCAGGCCGTGTGAACACTCAAATCCAAGATGCAATTATCAGCCGTTTGGTTGGTGGTATTGCAGCTGCTAACGAAACAATCATGTGGTCAGGTGTTAACGCTACCGCTGGTCAATACGATGGTTTTGAAACTTTGATTAAGGCTGCAGTTTCGAACGCTGTATCTGCAGGTTCAGGTGCAATCAACGCTGGTAACATCATCGCTACCATTTGGGACATCATCAACACAACTAACGCTGCTGTGAAAGGTGCTGCTGAGAAGCCTGCATTGTACATGGGTCAGGCTGCATGGGAAGCTTACATGGAAGCGCAAATTGCTGCTGGTAACGGTTGGTACTTGACA